TATCACCGCCGGGCTGCCTGCAACGCTGGCAAGTATCACGGGCGGGCTTGTCCCCATCACGGTCTTAGACTTAGGCGACGATGCACATAAGATCATCAGCACCATCCGGCATAACCGCGCCAGGGGGATTCACCAGGTTGACGCTATGGCAGGAATCACGCAAGACCTGGTACAGTTAGGGCTTGACCTGGACGATTTGGAAGTGCGCCTAGGGATGGATGATGAGGAGATACGGCGCTTCCTTAAAGCCTCAGAGGGTCAGATTGCCGACTTGAACAGCACTCTAACGGCGATGGAGTTCTCCCCCTCTGTGGATGTGGTCAACATCGCTGAGCTAGATGAATCAGCACAAATTGCCTTTGAGCGCAGCGCCAGGGCTAATCAAGCTATCAAGGAGCATCAGTTAGCCCTAGCGCAGCGTGAGCAAGAAATCAATCGCCTGAAGAGCGCGGAAATTGCTCGACGGGAGCGGGAACAGGGCGCGGCGGTTACGCAGATTGAGAAAGAAGAAATAGAGCGCGAGCTGGCTAAGAGTATGCCCGTGCCCCCTAAGCCTGCGCCTCCCGTGCTCAAGAAGCTGGTTCTCTTTATGACGCCAGAAGAATACCGCATTGTAACTATGGCCCTGGGCGAACAAATGGCTGTGGCCTTAGTAGAAATGTGTAAGGCAAAATTAGGGGTAAACTAGAGGATTAAATGCAATCAGCACTAGGGCGTAAGCAACGGGAGAGTAATGCCCACTTTGTAGAGCTTTGGCAAAACATTGAGCAGGTTATTACTCAGGAACACGCTACCCGTCTGGTAGAGGATACGGCGCGGCAGGCAGAGCAAACTATCGGCACAAGTAAGGTCGCCTACTGCTGGTCTGGAGGTAAGGACTCGCAAGCCCTGAGAGTAGTCATGGCAAAGATAGGGCTTGAGGTTTGCTTACTGGCTGCCACGCGTGACCTAGAATATCCGGCTTTTATGGTCTGGGTACAAGAACAGAAGCCTAATGGTCTAGAGATTATCTTCACGCCGCAAGACTTACCCTTTCTGGCGTTGCATCAGGACTGGCTTTTCCCGCAGACGGCAGCCGTAGCCATGAAGTGGTTTCGCGTGATTCAGCATCAGGCGCAGCGAGAGTTTGCCCGTAAGTATAAGCTGGATATGCTGATCCTGGGGCGGCGGCGACAGGATGGGAACTATGTAGATAACGGCGATGGCACGGGCATTTATTCAGACCGCAACGGGGTGACGCGCTATTCGCCCTTACGTGACTGGACGCATGAAGAGGTATTAGGGGTTTGTCACTATTTCAACGCCTCTATGCCCCCTATCTATAGCTGGCCTAATGGCTTCATTGCTGGTACAGGGGCTTGGCCTGCCCGCCAGTGGACGGGCAGCATTGAGAATGGCTGGCAAGAGGTTTGGCAGGTAGACCCGGAGATTGTACGCCGTGCTGCCCCCTATGTGCTCTCAGGACAACAGTTCTTGGAGCGCATGACGTGAAGCGCCTGGGTGGATTTCTGCTCTTGCTTTTACTCTGGGAGGTTATCGCTCGAAGGGTAAGCTCGCCCCTGCTCTCACCCGTCTCAGCGGTCTTGCCTGCTTCTTGGCGCTTACTTATTTCTGGGGAGTTATTTCTACACGCTCGCACTTCACTAATCAACATCCTGATCGGCTTTAGTTTAGCGGTTAGCGTGGGCTTGACTTTAGGCGTAAGCATTACACAGTTCAAGACCTTGCGCTCGATGCTCATGCCCATCGTGGACGCTATGCGACCGGTGGCGGCCCTGACGCTCTTTCCTGTAATCCTCGTGGCCTTAGGCCTGGGGATTGCGTCTAAAGCCTTTGTGATTTTCTGGACGGCATGGCCTGCCATAATCTTGAACACGGCGGAGGGAATATATCGCGTAGATAAAAGCATAACTGAGGCCGCGCAACTGGACGGCGCTGGGCGCTGGGCGCTCTTGCGGCATATCATTATACCGCTGGCGCTACCCATCATTATGACCGGCATTCGCATTGGGGCCAGCGGTGGGTGGATTTCCCTAGTAGCGGCAGAGATGTTAGGGGCCTCTGCCGGTCTGGGCTATGCCGTTCTGGGATATTCACAGACCTTTCACTTTGCCGAGATGTACGCGGTAATCCTGACCATTGCCGTGTTAGGTCTGGCGATGAACGTATGTCTAGCATACGCTCAAGATAAACTAGATTATGACAAGGAGGCTTCCCGTGCGGAAAAGTATCTTCGCTTTGGTGATCGTGCTATTGGTTGGAACCTTGACAGCGTGCGGTGGTTCAAATCAGCCAGTAGCTAAACCGATGATGACCATGCGGTACGTTAACTTCAAGGTCTATGACCCGGTTTATGTGGCGATAGATAAGGGCTTCTTCGCTAAGTATAACCTGGAAGTCAAGATTATCGGTGACGTTCTGGGCGGTCCAACGGCGATTCAGGCCGTGGCCGCAGGTGCAGCAGAAGCAGGCTTGAGTTCTATTCCAGCCATCATCAATGCCAATGCTGCTGGTCTGCCCGTGATCGGCACGACGGACATTCAATCAGCCCTGCCTAAGCAACCGCTGGAATACTACTACGTGCGCGCTGATAGTCCTATCAAGAGCATCAAGGATTTGAAGGGCAAGCAGTTCGCTGTCAACCTGATTAAATCCAGCTTTCACTACACGGCGATCATGGCTCTGGAGCAAAGCGACATGACGGAGAAGGACGTCAACTTTGTCCTACTGGCCTTTGATAAGCAAGAAGAGGCCCTGATTCGTGGACAGGTAGACGTAATTGGGCTAATGGAGCCCTATAACACCCATGCTATTAAGACCTATGGAGACAAGATTCGCCTGCTCTTTAGTGCCCCGGATGTTTTTGGCAATAAGCAGTTCTGCACGCACTTCGTTAACCGTGTCTGGGCACAGTATAATCCCGCCGCCGTACAAGCCTTTGTGAGTGGCATCGTGGACGCGGCGGTGTGGATTGAGGCTCATCAGGATGAAGCTCGTCCCATCATTGCTAAGTATACAGGCATTGAGACGGCTTTTATTCCTGACTACTACTTTCAGCCGCAGGCGCAATCCAATATGGCTGATGTGCAGTTCTGGCTTGACTATCTACTGAAGCGTGGTGACGTAACGGCCTCTTGGTTAAAGGCTGAGAACATTGCCACGAATAAGTGGAATAGTGCCGTCAAGTAATTATGGCGGTGACAGCTTAATAGGCAAACTATGGCGCAGCAAAAATATACAGCAGGGCAAATTCTAGAAGCCATAAAGGGCACGCGTGGTGTGCGTAGTGCCATCGCGCAAAAATTGGGCTGCCACCGTCATACAGTAGAGAATTATATTACCCGTCTCCCTAGCGTCAGGCAAGCGATTGAGGATGAAAGAGAGAGCTTTATTGACTTAGCAGAAGTTAAGATGATGACGAAGGTGGCTGATGGCAGTTGGCCCGCCGTGAAGTTTGTTTTAATGACACTGGGCAGGAACAGGGGCTACGTTGAGCAGGTGCAGATTACAGGCACGGGCAAGGCCGGGGCTTTCCTCTTAGGATGGGCTGAGGATGATTCAGCAGAAGACCAGGGGCATCTCGACAATCAGAATGGCCTACCACCCGCATCCGAAGCAGCGTGAGTTCCACGATGACTCGCATCGCTTCCGCGTCATGGCCTGCGGGCGGCGCTTTGGCAAGACCCTGGCCGCCTGTGCCGAGGCCATCCGGGAGGCCAGCCGCAAGCCGGGGGCAGTGATCTGGTGGATTGCCCCGACCTTCAGCCTGGCGATGATTGGCTGGCGCAAGCTGGAAGAACTATTGCCCCTGCCCGTCGTGGCGCAAAAGCTCATTGGAGAGCGGCGAATCATCCTGGTTAATGGCTCGACCATTTGGGTCAAGAGCGCCGACAATCCCGACTCCCTGCGGGGCGAAGGGCTGGACATGGCGCTGATAGATGAAGCGGCGTTTGTCAAGGAAGAAGCATGGACGGCGGCGCTGCGCCCCGCCCTAGCTGATAAGCAGGGCAAAGGGGTTTTCATCAGCACCCCGCTTGGCCGCAATTTCTTCTATCGGGCTTATTTACAAGGGCAAGACAACGACGCGGAATGGAAGTCCTGGCGATTCAGAACGG